GCCAAGAGTGAGAATGAGGCGGAAGCATTGGCTTACGTAGAAGCCAAGATGGATGCTTTCACCAATGCACTGAAAAGAGGAGACGGAACTGACGAGAGGCTTTATGCCATTGAGATGGGTATTAAGCAGTGCAAAGAAATATACAGAGAGATTTTCAAGAAATTCAACACGCAAAAACAGCCGGAGCCTACCACTGTGTCGCGGAAAGATGATAGTTTCATTTATCAATTAATGTAAAGTCTTATGACAGATTTTCAAGTAAAAAGCGCGGAAGAGGTAGGCAAGATGTCTGCTGAGGAGCGCGTGGCATATGTAGATGCCAAGAATGATTTTGATAAGGCTCGTTTCAAGTCTCTGGAGGAGGGTAAAGCTTCCCAGAAGGATTTTGACGCCTTGAAGAATGAGATCCATGAGCAGACCAAGCAGTTGAACGCTCACTTCACCAGCCAGCTGAAAAGCATGGCTCACGCCAATGCGGCAAAGGACAACAGCGCCAAGCCTATGACCGTAAAGCAGGCAATCGTTTCTGCCTTGAAGGTAGCCAAGGAAGAGGGCAAGCTTGACGAGATCAAAACAAACAGGCGACTTGGTTTCGCTGGCCTTGACATTAAGGCAGTAGGCACCATGAGCCTTGGCACGTGGGATCCTTCTGTTAACGCCTTGACAGGCGGAAGTATTAGCGGGGGTGTTATTCCTTTGCAGGATCGCCTAGAGGGCTTTAACGTCATCCCCCAGCGCCAAGTACGCCTTTTAGATGTGATGGTTCCTAGGGGTACTCAGTCCAACGTTATCGAATGGGTTTACCAAGCCGATAAGGAGGGAGGAGCTGCACAGACCGGAGAAGGACAAACCAAGAGCCAAGCAGACTTTAGCATTGCGCTAGGTACTGAGGCTGTGAAGAAGAGCACCAACTTCACGAAGGTAACAACTGAGATGTTGGACGACATCGAGTGGCTCGCTGGCGAGATCGAGAACGACCTTACGCAGAACCTTTTGCGCCAAGTGGAAGAGCAGGCGTATAGTGGAGACGGCACAGGGTTGAATCTTCGCGGTATTAGGACTGTAGCATCTGCCTTTAGTGCAGGTAACTTCGCTGGTACTGTAGACAATCCTAATATTGTCGATGTGCTTGTGGTTGCTGCAAATCAGATCCGCGTAGATCAGGAAAACCAAGCGGCACCCAATGCGATTATGATGCACCCCAACGATGTTACAAGCCTCAAGCTTGTGAAGGTGTCCAGCACGGATCGTAGGTACGTAGAGCGCCTTACTGAGGTAGGCGGTACGCTTCGCATGGATGGCATCCCCATTATCGAGACTACCTTGGTAACTGAAGGCGAATACTTGATCGGAGACTTCACCAAAGCATTGCTTGTGACTAGGGAAGCACCTTCAATCGACATTGGCCTTGATGGTAACGACTTCACAGAAAACACCCGTACTATCCTTATCGAGTGGAGGGGTGCTGTAGTAGTTAAGAACAATGACCGCAGTGCTTTCGTTGCTGGTGACTTTGTCACTGACACTGCATCATTGGACGCCAACCCTCCTACTCCTTAATATGAGCAAGGGCAAGGTTCGGATCGTTGCGACGGTTCAGCGCTCTTATGGATTCAATAAGGGTCAAGAGTATTGGGTAACGGAAGAGATGGCCAAGGTGCTGGTAGACAAAAAGTATGCCAAGCTATGGAGCGAGGAGGAGGAGAAACCCAAGCCTAGGAGACGCACACGAAAAAAAGCGGAATAAATGGCACTAGTAGAAATAAAGAAATCGGATTATCAGCAAGGATCTTTGCAGTTAGCAATAGGACCCAACAGCCAGTTGCTATCCTATATTCAAGAGTATGGGGAGCAGAGCTTTAGGCAGTTGCTAGGGCTGTATTATGATGATGCTGTTGCAAACGACAGACAGAAATACACTGATCTGTACAACGGCACCCAGTACACCGATGAGCATGGAGAGTTCAATTCCTTTGTGGGCCAAGGGCTTGCGTACGTGGTGAGACGATTTATTTATTTCTACTTCCTGAGAGATACTCAAACGATCAACAGCGACACGGGAACGGTAAGCAACCGCAACGAGAACGCTGTTCAGCAGTTGGGTTACGGGCGTGTTCGCGCTGAGACGAGGTATAGAGAGGCTGTGCTTGCCTACAATTGCAATGTGTTACCATTTCTGATGAACTTTAGGGATGTAGAGCGCGAAGTGATTGCACAGGTGGGCAACACCTTGGAGGTGAGCGACACCTTATATCTTTCGGCTGGAGATGCAATTATGGTAGGAGAGTCAGAAGCGGTTGTCAGCAATGTAACCGCTACGACCTTCGATATAGATATAGTTGGTAGTTTTGTAGACGATGTGGCGATATGGGCACCCTTTGAGGATATACCCATGCAACCACTTAGCAGTTTGACATTTTGATCTTAATACCAGATTTCTTTGAAGCATTTATAGCAGGTCTTGATCTGTCTTCCTCTGTGGTGTCGTCTAGTTACGATGCTGCAGAGGACAGAACAACGATCACGGCAGAAAACACCTACCATCTCAGATACATAGATGTAGGATACGAGCTAGAGGAGCAGATGGAGGTGTTTATCTCTGCAAGCTTCGAGGAAGAGATACTGGAAGAAGCTGGCAATACCTTAACGGTGGAGAGTACAAAGGGCTTGATTGAGGGGTCTGCTGTGAGTATTGCAGGGGTTGATCTGCTAGTCAGCAATGTAACCGCTACCACCTTCGATGTGGGAATAGCTGGCCTATACTTGGGGGAAACCGCAAGTTGGGCTGGCACCGCTTCTTATTTCACTGCGGGATGTGACGCTCTCAACAATACTTTCCAAGCAGTTGGCGAGGTGCTGAACCCTACGGCAATAAGGGTGGAGAACCCCAATTTCTACCACGGTACTCCATATGCCACAAATACGAAACTTAGTGCAGGTACAATACCGTCGAGGGATAGATTCCCCATGGTGTATCTGGGCGAGCCACTGCTTGAGCGAGTACCGGCAACGGGAACCTCTTGGAAGGTGGAAATACCTAATACCTTCTTATTCTTCTTGGATGCAGACGACTATGCAAACAACGACACAGACCTATCCTATGAGGAAGTGATTCTGGGATTGCGTAGGCTTGTAGAGGCGTTTATGCTTGCCGTGCAGGGGGATGCTTGCTGTTTCAACAACGACGAGCAAGAGTTTGAGATAAAGAACCATGTGAAGTTTGGCGAAGAGGGGGCGAACGGAAACCACGTGCAAAGCATATTCAATTATAGGATGTCAGGAATAGAGGTAAGGGCAAGTTATTTAATAAAAGACTGTAAAAAACTAAGTATATGAGTTTTTGCGAGTGTAATACTACTATCCAGAATACTGGAGTTCCCAACAAGCAAACGTTGGGAGACGTAGCAAACAAGCTGATTGTTGTGCAGCAGTTTGCCGACGATGGGAGTCGAAATAGCATCCCGCTGGCACAAGAGATAGACCAAAGCTATCTTGATGCTAGAGTATCAGATACAGACGCATCAAAGCGCTGGTATCCTCTCCCAGCAGGGTTGAAAAATGTGGAGGACGTAAGGGCGGATCCTATCACAGAAAGCTTCAATGACGGTACTACTGTCATTGTGCAGGAGGGGCAAAGAACCTTTACAGGTCTGGCCTTGGAGCTTGACAGCGTGTATTTCGGTAAGGTGGAAAGCTTCCGATGCAAGGCTGTTGGCGTGTTCATCATTGATGATTGCGGAAACCTTCACGGCTCGGTAAGCGCCGACGGGCAGAACCTGTTCCCCTTCAAGATCGAGAAAGGAACTTGGGATCCGCGCTTCATCAAGCGTACAGATACCACTACCCAGCGCATTGCCCTGAACTTCCAATATGATAAGACGGAGCAAGATAAGAACATCCGCATTATCCAAGCCAGCGAGACGACAGGCGACCTGTTGAACCTTAACGGCTTGAAGGATGTGAATGCTAGCCTGGCAACTCCCACAGCTACCAGTGCCTTCCTTATCCTAGCCATGGACTTTGGAACATTCCAGAACAAGATTCCTGTTAGCGGTTACTTGACTGGAGACGTTACCTTTAGCGCTGTAGATTCCGGAGGGTCTAGTGTCCCTGTATCAAACGGGGCCATTGCAGAAACCTCCACCGATGGCACGTATGCAGTGAGTTTTGATGCCCTTGCAACAGGTGATGTACTTACCGTCTCTGCGGTAGTGAAGTCTCCAGCCTTTGAGGCTTGGACAGCATCCATTACTATCCCATAAGGTTTTCAGTACAGTTTTGTGTAGTGGTAGGGGTGGGGGCTTTGTTCTCACTCCTATTTTTATTGCTATGTTTGGAAGACTGGAAGACCTGATAAATAATACGATTTCCCTAGAGGTAAACAGGGTTATGCAGGACATATTCAAAAGCGATGACTTGTTGACTGCTATCATTGTAGACCTGAATACCGAGGATCAACTGTTTAGGGGAACCGATGCCACAGGCAAGACCTTATCGAGCATCGGCGGGGCTTACAGCTTCCGTACCGTAGAGGAGAAGAGGAGGAAGGGGCAACCCTTCGATAGGGTAACGCTGAAAGATACGGGAGACTTTTACAAGTCCTTCAACGTAGATATACAGCCAAAGTTTATCCAGATAGTAGCAGATTTCTTTAAGGAAAATCAAGACCTTAGAGAACGCTGGGGGGATAATCTCGCTGGGCTGGACGACAAGAGCAGAGAGGAGCTAAAAGAGGAACTAATACCAAGACTTACGGAATATGTTACAAGGCAAATGTTTCACGCTTGACAACCTGCCTATATGGGTTTTTAAAAAGGTTATCGAAACCAAGGAGCGCCACCACCTGATAAGACTGCCATCGCGCATAGGCTTGAAGGTAAGCGACAAACGGCTGGAGGACTGTTGGCGTTCTATTATGTCGGACTTCATCAAGGAGTACGGCGTAAGCGATAGCTATAAGCGCTATAAAAATGAGATGTGCATTGCCTTGGATATGTGGTATCGAGCGCACGCTGAGGGGCAAAAGCACCTTTCCGCTATTGCCCAGCTCCATCAATTACAGGCTATGCAGGCGCTATCTTTGGAGGGTGACAGCTTCGAGGATACGCTTGCATCTGTAAGCAAGGGCATGGGGTTTCGGGTTGATCCAATGCAGGTCACTGTTAAAGAGTTCTATTCATACAGCAAAATATTGACGCAGGATGTCGGATAAAATCAAATACACGGACATAGCCGATAAGGGGCTATTTGATCCCCTCATCAAGGGCGCGGAGGATACTGCCAAAGCACTGGAAGCCTTAACCGTGGCTCAGCGTGCAGTGCTGAAAGAGAGCAAGCAGATTGCCAAGCTTACCCCTCTGGAAACCTTCGAGGATGTGGAGAAGGTAGAGCGTGCAATCCTAGAAGCCGCTGAGGCAGTGGAGAAGCTGAACAAGGCGGAGAAGGAGCGCAACAAGCTCCAGAAAGAGATCAAGAAGGTAAACGACCAGCTAGCCAAGGAAAAGGCAAAGCAGGTTAAGCAGTTGAGCGAGGAGGAAAAGCTACGCAAGAGACTGAACAAGGCAAGGAGTGAGGAAGGGAAAACGCTGGCTGGATTGCGTCTGCAAATACAGGAGACCAACAGAGAGCAAAAGGAGAATGCCAGAATATCCGGCGAGCTTGGTCCATATAAAGCCCTTAGTGCCCAGCTCAATAAGTTGCGCAATGAGTACAAAGACCTTGCCTCAGAGGAGAAAGCTAACACCAAGGAAGCAAAGGAGCTACTGGTACAGATTACCAAGTTAGACAAGAAACTAAAGGACCTCGATGATTCAGTAGGACAAAACCAGCGCAGTGTAGGCAGTTACGTCCGTGCCTTAGACACGCTGAGTGGAAAGTTTAAAGCACTACAGAACCTTGCCGTGGTAGGTGTTCTTATTCAACTGGTGGGCGTCTTCCGACAAAGTGAAGAAGGGGCAAAGGCATTCGATAAGGCGATCAATGTAGTTGTAGGCAGTATTACACTATTCATCAGCGCGATTGTTAACGCCTTCAAGGGAGCAAGCGATCCCTTCCAGTTCTTCGATATTCTAAAGGAAGAGTTTGACAATTTCGATGAGCGATTAAAGCAAGTAGCGGAAAGTCAAACTAAGCTGGTCGATGATACTGTAGAAGCTACAAGGGAGACGGCTAATTTCACAAATGTGATTGCTGAACAAACCAAGCAATTAAAAGCCTTAGACATTGCTGCCAATGACAATACTTTAAGCCTGCAGGATCAGATAAAAGCCGAACAGGAAGCCATTACCATACGGGAAAAGATTGCCGAGCAAGAGAAAAAGATTGCCGACGAAAACCTAAAGCTGGCAAGGGATAGAAGGAAGGCAAGCATTGAGTTAAGGGGAGATGGCCAAGCAGACGCTTCGGCAGAACTTGAGCTTGCCGAAGCCAGAAAAGCCAGCGCCGAAGCACAAAACAACCTGCTAACCGTAAGGGCTGAAAGTGCCAAGAGGCTGAGAGAGATTGAGCGAGATCAGACCGAGCTAGAGCTGGATGCTCTTCTGGATGGATTCGACAGGAGAAAGACGGTGAATGAGGCTATCATTGCAGATGAAACCCTCTCCCTGAAAAGGAGAAGGGAGGCACTAGAAGAGAATGTAAAAGAGCTGGAGAACAGCTTGGATAAGGAGCTGGAGCTACTGCAAGCCAATGCCAAGGAAAGGATAGACATTGAGGACTTGCTAGAGGAAAAGGACATCAAGGCTTTCAATGAAAAGATAAAACGCCTAGAGCTAGACGAGGTTCTTAGCAAGCGACTGCTTGAAGTTATCAACGAGACAAGGCAAGCTAGGGAGGATAATAGGCAGAGCGAGAGAGACCTGAAAGAGGCAGAGCAGAACACTAACCAGCTCGAAGAAGAAATCAAGCTGTTAAAAGAGCTGAGTAAGGAGCTGGAGGAGAATGCTGGCAACCTCAAAAAGCAGGCCAAGTTTAGGCAGGAAAACACGATCAAGACCTTAGAGAAGGAGATTGAACTGCTAAATCTACGTCTGGAGACAGTAAACAAGACAAGCAATGAGGGGCTAGCCATCCAAAAGGAGATCCTGGAAAAGGAGGGCGAGCTATTCGACCAGAGAGCAGCAAAACAGCTATCTGCCAATAAGAAGGTAATAGACGGCGTAAAGCAGTCTGCAGAGGTTGTTGCCGGACTATTGAGCAACATAAACAAGAAAGCCCTTAGCGATATTGACAGGCTGATAGAGGGAAGCGAGACACGGCTGGAGCAGTTGCGGGAAGCGGCAAGTGAGCAAGCCCAGAGCGCCACAGAAAACCTCGCCTTGGAGGAGAAGCGACAAGCGGAACTGCAAGCAAAGCGGGAAAAGATTCTCAAGCGCCAGCAACGGGAAGCACTTATCCTCTCCACTATACAAGCATACACGGCAAGGCTATCTGCTGGTGATAATCCAGCACAAGCACTAGGGGCAACGGTAAGGGATACGACCTTCCTACGCTCATTCATAGAAAGCCTTCCAGCATTCTGGGAAGGAGCTGAGCGTGTTGGGGATGTACTAGAGCCAACCATGGCGGGAAGAGATGGGCACGTTGTAAGGGTTGACGGTGGCGAGCGTGTGGTTTCTACCTCCTTAAACAATATAATTCCCTCGGACATGTCAAATGCAGAGCTTGCCATGCTGGCTCATACAGCAAGAGCAAGACCTAGCCAATCCACGGACTACAACACCGAAAGGCTAGGCAGGGGATTGAAAAATATTGAGCAGGCGATAAGGAGTAAGCCGGATTATCTGGGTGACAGCTTCGACGAGAGAACTGGCCTCATGGTACGTACCATTAAGCGCCACAATCGCATAGAACGCACCCATCATAAACAGGGTGGAATTTGGTAGGAAAAAGTACTATATTTGTATAATGATAACAATAAAGGTAAGCATAAACGGGTCAACAGTCACGGCGCCAGTCGAATGGGAGGATATACAGATATTGTCCACATTCGACAATGGCGCGGTGCAGGCTAATATTACCGTAGAGGAGCTTACCTTTGTGCTGTCTGCCTACGATGCAATTACTGAGTACATAAAATCCGGGCTTGATGGAGGCAATGGTATCTTTGAGGGCATCCCCTTGCAGATACTTGCCTACAACGATTCCACCACGTCTATCTTCGACGGTTATATAGACCTTACGGAAGGCCTCGTAATAGATACGGCAAGCAGGAAGTTAACTGCTAGGATAAAGAAGCGTAACGGCCTAAACTCCTTGGAGGAGCGCGTGCAGGGGATTACTGCTAGGCAATTGCTGGATGAGGGCCATATTCCCCCAGACAGCTTTGCAAGCCTCGACTACACAGTAGTACAACCTTTTGATCCATTGCAAACAGCCATTACCTCGGTGCTTATTTATACGCTGGTTAAGGATGGTATAGACCAGATAGAAAACCTGACAGACAAGACGGCCACCACATCGGGCTTTGCATCCAGTCCTCCTTTTGGAGCTGTGGGTGCTGCAGTGTTTACCGCTCTTACTATTATTGCCCAGATAGCCTTCATTGTAGCTACCGCCTTGGCAGTGGCAAACCTGATAAACAGCGTGCTGGCAGTGCTTATCCCTCCGAAAAGAGAGCATAAGGTAGTCAAGTTGTCAGGGCTGTTAAAGGCAGTGGCCTCTAAGCTGGGATATGCTTTCAATACTAGTGAGCGGATCTTTGACAAGCTGTATTACCTTGCCAGTAATATAAATGTGGACCAAGCCACTACCACAGGACTGCTAAAGAAAGCGGGAACTGTGAAAGACGGAATACCCAACACAGCAGACTATGGATATTCAGGAACCGAGATTTTAGAGCTCGCAAAGAATCTATGCGCTGGCAGATACTCTGTAATAGATAATACCATAGAGTTGCATAATGAGAATAGCGACTTCTACAAGCGACTATCTACATACAAGGCACCAAGCGTACTGGCAACCCCTACTAGGTACAATACGGACGAGGTATTTGCCAACTTCCTGCTAGCCTTTAGCACTGATCCGGCCGACCTATTCACCCTGCAAGACTTCAAGGGCACATCCTATCAAGTATCCACCTCTCCTATCGCTACAACCAACGCGGATGCAGTGACCATCAAAGGACTGGAGGAGCTGAGAATCCCAGTTGCCTTGGCATCCAGGAGAACGGAGCTAAACTTCATAGAGGATATTGTAAGCGATATTCTCGGGGTTTTTGATGGTTTTCTTGGTATATTTGGAATAGAGATAAACGTGCAAGACCTTATCCTTAGAAGGCTGGGGGCTATGCAGGTGAGCAGCAATAACCATACAGTGCCAAAACTGCTAATCCTCAACAACTCAAAGATACCCAGCAACCATAGGGATATATTGAGCGCGAAGGCTATCTATGAAAAAAGCTACACCTTTAAAAGTTTTGTGGCGAATGGGGCATACGGACAAAAGCGGATATTTTCTAACGTGCGCGTTCCGTTTGGACAAAACGATTTCAACAGCCTTATCGACAACAACTATTTCATAGATGCTGAGGGCAGAGAAGCGAGAGCAACGCGCATAGAATGGAATATTGCAGGCAGTGAGGCTGTACTGGACTATTATGTTAGGGAGCCGTACACCTTCAACCTGAAAGAGGAAAAGTTTGAACCATCATAAACCCATACAACTATGCTAAACAGTGACATACTGAACAATAAGAGTGTAAAGCAGTTTCTTGCTGTCAAAGAACAAGAAGCAAGGACAGCCATAGAGGAGGTGAGGGAGCAAAAGCCCACGCTTGCAAAGATGCTGGATAGCTTGCTCGCTAAGGCGAAGCGGGGAGAGCAGGTAACAAACGAAGAGAGAAAAAGAATAATCGATCAAGCGAAGAAGAGCTAATGGTACAAGCAGTAATCACATCAAGCAAGTATCTCAATAAGATACGCAATGGCGACACCTTCACGGACAACCCTACAGACTTTGCCACAAACCAAACAGGCAACATAGGGGAAATCGTTAAGGCTGTCTTTACTATTGCCGTGTCTTGGGAGGTGGAGGGAACCGCGCTTTCTCCAATCACCATCCCTACTGAGCTTGGTCGGATGTCTGCTAGTTTCAATTTCCAAGATCAAGGCTACGCAGTGGGCCATGTCTTCGACTTCATAGATGCTGGGTCTGTGACCTTCAACGGCACAGTAACAGCATTCAGCACGGACGGGCTGACCATGTTCTATACAGTGAACTCTGGCAGTGATTCCGCTGGAGCTTACGACGATCTGAGAGTAAGAGCAAGAGCCGACGCGCCTGCAAACTACTTGACCGCGTTAAGGTGGAAGTTCGGCCTATTGGAGAACAACGAAACATTCAACACCAAGAGCAAGACCACGGAAGCGGATCAAGGCTATAATATTGAAGGTGTTGGCCTTGGTGCTCCCAGAGATACCGCTCCAATTTCCGGCACTTGGATAAATGCTAATAGGGATGCCCAGACGGGAAGCCTAGAGGTTGCCTTCTCCACGGCTACAACCTACGAGCAGACCTTTGAAGTCTCCCACGTTTACCAGATAAACCCTCTAGTAGTAGAGGGTCAAGAGCAAGACATTGAACAAGGTATCTATCCCGACTACCTAGCAGGAAGCAACAGCCTAAAATATGTGTTTGACTGCACCTTCTTGCTGAGCGAGACTAACCCCAACAGTAATATCACTGTAAGGAGTGATAGCCAGCTGGGAGCCGTGGGTTGGTTCAATGAACGCCTAAACGGACTGCCCGCAGACTATGAGCTAATATCTATTGCCTACACAGACACCGCCACGGGCGGGGTTGTAGATGGTCTGCAAGAGCAGCAGAGTACAAACGTGCAGATAGTAATAGGTAAGCTGTCAGGGGTGATGAGTGCTGGGCAACGTATGGGGCTGGCAGTGTCGTACTTTGCAGATGAAACTGATTATACAAATACACCTACCACATTACTCGAAAACTTCTTAACTGACATCCAATACACGGATGGACCAACAGTGGCAGGCTCTATCCTGCAGGCGGTCTCCACTAGCATCGACAGCGGAAACCTAGTAATAGATGCAACCATTGATTATAGCGTTGCCCAGCGTGCATTGATTGCGGGAAAGAGCTACTTGCTAGGGGTTTTTATTGGCGATAAGGCTACAGCCAACGCCTTCACGGATAGGACGCTGATACTGGCAGATGTAAACCAGTACGTGTCGGGGGATCAAGCCTTCCTAGATAGCCTTGTAAGTTTCTCGAAGCTGGGATACTTGCAACACCCGCAAAGCTTGGGGGATATTCCGAGCGCAGATATTATTGCCCATGATGAAGACGGGATCATTCTGGACTACTCCTTCGATCTCAACAAGAACACGGCCACCAGTATCCAAGAGGTAAGGGTGTTGCTAGAAGCCTATAAGGACGTTTCCAATAGCTTCCTATTAGATTCCTACGTACTGCCAACAGCGCAGGCTCCAACCTCTGGGGACGTTCAACAGATCAACATTAACAACCGTAGGAACTACCCACTTGCATCGAGCAGTGAGTTTGCTATTGCCAGCTTGACGACTGGAGCAAACACGGTAAGCGCACAGACCTATGACGGGGCACTTGGGCAAAAGATACGCTGGGAGGACTGGATAAGAAACTTGAATGCAGATCCTGCATTCTACGATGCCACCAAACCCAACGACAACCGCAACTTTAAGAGCGATAATTATAGCGGGTTGCTAGGCTACGAGATACGCATGTCTGTAGTGCTGAGCATTACAGCCACCAACCCGCAAGGAGTGGAAGTATCTGGAGAAGTAAAGACGCTGGCAGGCATCATTACCACGCTAGGATATGAGGAGGGCAGTGGAATCCCTGCTTCCTTTGATGCTGTTATTGAAACATTCGACCAGACCGGAACAGTGAATTTTGATGGCAGGATCCGCACAGACCAGAACACTTTGTTTAAATGCACTTGGGGAAATGCTTTGTTTGGAGATGGTGGCTACTACATCCACCGCATGCAGGCCGTGGGAGAGCTAGGACAGCAGATATTTGAACTGTCTTCGGTGAATACACCACTAAGCAATCAACCCTTAATCCCTCTGGAGGGAGAGACACTGCTAAAAAAGGAGCTGATAGGCGGGTCACTGATTACTACATGCCTAATAGACTATACTAAGCTAGGAGGTCTAAACTGGAGACTGAGCGCACGGGGCAATGATATTCCAGTGTTCCCCTTCTCCTTGCAGACTACTGCAGAGAATATTGAGATTCGATTCGACGGAGCGGGGCTAACAAGTGTTACCATGCTATTCCATAATACGAGTGTAAACATCCCGCCTAACCAGTGGTTTGCTTATTCTTTTGGCACTGGACAGCTTAGAACGTTATCATTTGTCTTTAATGATAGCAGTGCAGTTGAGCAGATGAAGCTCAGCAGGCAGGACGGAAGCGGTAATGAGTTTGTAAACGCGCTGGACATGGTAGAGCTTACAGGGCTGCAGCTCTTGGAGGCTCAGAATAATAGCTTCTTTACTGTATCTTTCCCCACGTCGATCAATGATGCAGGTATTGTCTTTGAGCTGTTCAACAATAGCTTGGATGTACCTAGTGTATTGCCAGAGATAGCAAGCAAGAACACAAGCTCTAATCCTAACAGGGTAATAAGCCTTTACGGAAACGACAACATAGGCACAAATATTATTGGAGCGGTGCAAAACATAGAAGCTACTAATTTGATTATAGAACTCGCAGTATTTAACCTGTTAACCAAATGACAAGAAAAGAAAAAGCAGAGGCAGACATTGAGCAACTAAACCAGCTGGGGGCACAGGTCATACGCGACTATTCCCGCTATGACACGCTAATTCTTGCCAAGCAGGGGGATGAGGTACGGTTTAAGGTAGGTAGGATGAGCGTGCTGTATCTCACTCAAGATATGTTTGCATTTCACCTTATCGAGGGAATAAAGAATGCTAAGTTAAAGTTCCTCGACGATGGCAACATGCAAGACTATGAGTCTGCACTGCAGTTTGAACAGCGCGCAATAGGCGAGGATATGGTGGTTATCATGTACGACGATAAAGAGCAAAAGACTGTTGTATATTTGCAGGATGGGTACCAGCAATCCTTCACGAATGGCACATTAATTAAATACATGGCTTGGAACGCGGTTATTAACGGCAAGATCAAGCTAGAAGAAATCATAAATGAAGAGGAGGCAATGTTATGAGTTTATCAACAAATTGGAGGCAAAGCACAGGCAATTTCATTTCCGATAGAGACGGCGATGATGCAACCGGCAACGGATCGCAGGCAAACCCATACAAAACCATTCAACAGGCATTTGCTAACGATAATGTATTGAGAGCGGGTTATTATACAGGCGTTGCTGGCGTTAGCGGTGGTTCACAGAAATTAATTGCAGATGGCTTTGTCGTTTGGGATGCTTCCGGGCAAATAGTCAGCAATAGTTCTACTGATGGCGGGCTTTTTCAGGGTTTAAGACTTGTAAATCATATTGAAATTAGACTTTATCAAGCGTATAATGCAGCCTTTGGTACTAATGTAAAAAACTGCGAGTTTGTAAACGCAACGGCAGAGGGCAGACTGAGAGAAGGTGATTTTATATTTTCAAGGCAGGGCAGTTCTTTCGTGTTGTCCGAGCGTTTCCAAGACAGCAGGCTTTTTAGGGGTACTTTTGTAAATAGCTCTCTGTCTTTTGCGGGAGTTTCCAGCGTACCCACAATTGAGTATATAAATTGTTTTTTTGATGATTCGTCAAGCATAACGGGAAGTAGTAGCAATAGTACTTTTAATAATTGTGCTTTTGGGGTGAACGGTACGCAATGCCAAGTTTTTGGAGGCAATATTAAAGATGTGACCCTATCAGGAGACATCGACACGATTGGCAATACCTATGCCAGTAATGAAAGGTTTTCAGGAACAGTGACTATTGGAGCGGCGGTAATTACTTTCACCAATTGTTTTTATACCGACGATCCCCTCTTCAACAACTCCGCAATAGGAGACTATACCCTAACACCTGCCAGCCCTCTGGTCAACGGATTAAATATTATAGGCAGGTACTCGGTTGCTCTTCCCTTGAATGCCCAGAGCGCTCCCTTCACCGATGCAGGGGCGAGTTATACGAACGTTACACCCACGGGAACAAAGTTTATTCTCGATGTAGGGCAAACCGAAGGCACAGTAACAAGCACGGACAGCCTAACCAACTGCATTACGTTGCCCTTTCCTACGACGGTAAGTGAAGCGGTGCAGGCTTTTGGTACGTTCCTATACAATCAAGGAGAATGGATCGACAAGGAGAACTACAACCCAGCAACAAACCAAGAGGTAAGGCTCACTTGGGAGTTCTCAGCACTCGACGAGAATACCCTAATATGGGGGCCATTTGTCAACTACGAGGTAGGGCTACCACTGGAAACTGATAATGCAGGGCTAGGAAATGGAAACGTGAATGCTGATATGGCCGACCTCGGAGCTATTACGGCAAAGCGGTTTAGGGTAAGATTTACAATCAGAACAAACGGAGTGTAAGATGGAAATAGATGGAATAAGCATACCGACCGCATTTGAGATACCTAACGACTTGGAGGTTAATGGCATCAGTTTTTCCGTGCCCTTTGTCAAGTTTGCCGTGGCGCGCCTTAACGACTTGATTGGCGGGCGCTCAATCCTTACCATAGCAAATGCTCGCTTGTACGATACGCTGAGCCAGCCACCATACACAGCCTTTCCAGACAAGGCACTAACCTTTACCGCTCCTCCGATCTCGGACGAGGTAGATTTTGAGTTCGGCTGGACGAAGAGCAGTATCTTTATGGAGGCAGATATTACCTACGAGATTATCGCTGGCAGGCAAGTAACAGAAACATTTACCGCAATACCAATAGGCTAATGGCGACATATTTAACGCAACTATTCCCAGAGCTGGCGAGCGTTCCCAAGCAGCAAGGCAACAGCATAGACTATTGCGCTTTCTCTTGCCCTTATGAGGAGCTTGCCTTTGCCTCTGATGATGGCGACGAATATAAGAACGACTTTGCCAGCATCATGCTCAAGAAGGCAAGTCCTAACGACACCATAAGCTTTGAGCTTTACAAGGCAGGTACGAAGGTCGCAGACCTTAACGATAATACCTTTGGAACGTATTACCCCACATTCGACCAGTACCCTCTACAGACGGGTTTTGTCTTGGAGTGGTCGCAGGTGCTTAATGCTTTTGGCGGTGGCCTATATGACATCCGCGCTCAGCTGGACTTGCTTGGAGAGCAGAGTACCTTTCAAAGCAGGTGCTACAGGCTTATGTCGTTCAGCGACGAGGCGGCAAACGATACTGCAAGAGTGAAGTGGACGCAAGATGGCAAGGTGCAACGCTCGGAGCTGGACTTCACTGGCTTGCAGTTTCCGTTTATGATTCGCGTGTCGGGCTTTATCCTTGCCCAGACACCAGAGATCGAGGCTAACAGCTACCAAGACAGCAACAGGCAGGTTAAGCAGGTGCAGGACAAGATAACCCAGAATTGGAGCCTAGAGATTAAAGGCGTGCCCTACCAGATCACTAAGGCAATCGTGGAGAACCTTGCTTTAGCAAACGGTATTGTAGCAGACGATTACAACTATTTAAACCATGATCTCTACAGGGGTCTTGAGTTGATCTTTGATAGCTTCGACGAAGCAAAGTATTTTATTAGCAGGGATAGGCTGGCAGTGTATCGCATAAGGCTAAAAGACAGATTCGACAACCTAATAAAAAGCAACAACTGAAAATGGAAAAGGTAGATGAGGGAGTACTAAACAGCCTGCTGGAAGGCAACGCCTCCACGCTGGTAATAATTGCCATAGCGGCACTGCTCGCATGGGTGGCATGGCTCAAGCACAAGAACGAAACAGGCAAGGAGCAGAGCACCAAGAACGACGGCCTTCTCAGTGCATTGAAAGATATGTTTGCCAGCCTAGAGAGTAAGCTGGATAGAATGGACAAGGGCAACAAGGAAAGAATAGAGGGCATCACAAGGGCGCACGAACGGCACGAACGGAAGCTGGAAAGCCTAGACGATAAGCTGGTAGATGAAAAAAAAAAGAATGAGCAACGGCATCAAGAGTTAAGCATGATGTTGGGAACTACATTCAAGCAGGCAGAGGGGATCGAAGCCAAGACAAATAGTATTATCGACAGGCAACACGAGCTGAGCAGGGAGATAAAAGACATTCATGCCGAAATCAAAAGAAATAGAGCATAAAAAAAAGGGATGCACTGCATCCCAATTTTCTCCCTATAACCTAAACCCATAAAAATGAACTTTCTACTATAGGGTAAAGATACTAAATTACTGCCTGCCGTGCAAGAAGTCATAAAAGCATCCAGCCTTTACGGCCTTCTTCTTGCGCTCTTGCCTCAACAAATACAGCTTGGTTCGATACCTTCTGAGCTGTAGCATACATTCGTTGGAAACGCCTATATCTTTCTTGATAAGGCGGTAATACCTAGAGGCAGACATGCCGAGTCCTCCATGCTCCTTTTCCAGCATGATCCATGATCCATTTCTTTTAAGGAAGTCTATACATTCTTGGGGTGATGTCATGGGGTTGGGGTTTGGGGTTTAATTCGGGTAGCCAATTGTATCAAACTCAGCAGAACCAAGAAATATGACTTGTCCTCTTTGGTCTGCTATGTATACCGAGTGCTTAATATATGTTATCTCTTTTATAGCCAAGAGATCAACAAGCGGTAAGTGTTCCGGCAATCCATCAACTGGATTAAAATGCATTAGATGGAAAGTGTTATCCTCTTGAAGGTGTCCATAAATAAAATTAC